ATATATAAACGATGAATTGGCTTTTAAATTCTTAGCCAATGAGAAACCGAAAAAGAGTCTAGGGTTAAGATACACTAGGAAATTCAATCACCGCAAAGAAACCATCACCAATTAATCCTTTTTAAATTTTATCACTGCATTAAATGAAAATGAAATCCTAGGTTCATCGGAGTTATGCGGAAATACGATATGATTCAAGCCTGAGTTCCAACAATAAAAATCCCTCTCTTTAGGAATCCGTTTATAAGTTCCAAACTGAAACAAATCCTCTTTCCCTTCAATCCACTCAATGCAACCTGAGAAATCATTATGAGATTTTGCACCTTCAAGGGGTTTCATATCTTTTGGAATAGAAATATATCCGACTGTGCTGATACTAGGATTTTCAAATGTAGGTGAAAAATATTCTAAATGATGATGAGTAGGATTCCATTGATTTTTTAACATATAATTATGCCAAGCACTATTAATGATGATGCGATCCACTTCCTTGTTAGGTCTATGGATTCTTGAATATTCCTTAATGACGGCATCAAAGTAATTTGCTTTCCATTTAAGCATAACTTTAGGAGTAATAAGGAACTCTCCCTCTTTTCCTAAGCCACCAGCCAAACTATGACCAGTGCGATAAGGCAGCTGTTCTTCTTCCGGTAAATTTCTAATCATATCAAGATCCTTTTTAAAATCCTTCATCAAGTCTAAGGGGAGGTCTTGCTTAGAAATCGAAGGACCAAAAGGCTTATAAATCTGTACGTTTACTTTACTCATATTTTTTTAATATCCTCTATAGAGTGGAGAGCTTTCAAAGGAACCGCATGACAAGGAGGGCGATTCAATCCAAAATCAGTTAAATGTTTTTGTGTTCCTAAAATATCTGAACTATTGATAAACCCTGAAATTTTAAATGTGGGTGTGAAACTTTTAAAAGGGATATAAACATGAATATATAATTCGTTAGGTTTAGCTTCTTTAGGTCTTATAATTAAAAAATAATTACTCCTATCATATTGAGTTCTCACTTGAATATTATAGTTTTTATAAACTAAATCAGGATCATTCCAGGCATTGCAATGGTATTTGTAAGGAACATCAAGAAATTTGGCAACGGCTAATTCTCCCATTGTGCCAAAGATACTGTCATTAATTTGTTTGGTAAACTCTCCTTTATAACCATGACCCCATTTACTTTTTTGTTTTATAGTTTCGGCTGCTCTTAATAATCCAATTTGACCTGAAGTTAAGAGGTCATAACTATTTAATTCAATTTCTCTTTCCATTTTTTCCATTGCATTTTTATAAAAATAATAATTTCATTCCTGGTGGCTATGATGTAGCCTAGTCCTACGCAACCTAATAACAGCCAAATCATACTTCATCACCCCAACTATCCCAACCCTTAACCTTTTGCCTAGCAAAGAGTTCAATTCTAGGAAGATCACCGCATAATTCTACAATTCTATCCCTAACACAATCAGGTTTTTGACTATGTCTTTGTCTTGGACTTACAACTAATTGTTCAACATTTTTTGATAATCTTTTTGGTTTTCCTTTAGTAGCCAATAAACACATTTCAGGATTTTTTCTTACCCAATAACCCATCCCTTTAAAATGTTTATTCATTTGTGTTGTTTTAACCCAAGTAAAAGCCACTGTCTTATAAGTAAAACCCCATCTTTTAATAAGCTCAAAGGATTTTTCAAGAAAAGGATCAGTAACCCAAAGAAATAATACACAATCCACATCGCAAATATTAAACAAAGGAAGCCGTAAGATGTCATTAAATTCCATGCAATTATAATGTTGTGTTGCATTTCTTTTTTCACCTCTTTGAGAATAACTTTTAAAGTAGTAGGGAGGATCAGCATAAATTATTTTATATTTTTCATTGGGAAAAGGAATCATTTAAGACAATTATTCATTAATCGTTTCAGCTTAGGATTCTTTTTTAAAATAACCGCAAACTGTTCGGTGAGCATCGCACATTTTTCTTCTCCAATATCTATTATTTTTTTCTTATACAGGTCCACAATAATATGCCAAAGCTCATGAAAAAGGATCTTAACTAATGTATTTTTTGAAAGAAAGGGTGAAATTTTTAATGTAGATTCGTTAGGATCATAAATGGCTAGGCAACCCTTAACTTTAACCCAAAAAACCTTGATTTTCCTACGTTTATAGTGGATTTCTCTGATAACCATACCATATCTAGTAATATATTTAGCTGATTTATGCAACTAAATAGAGTACAAAAGATAATTAAATTATATACGTTGAATAATTATACAAAGTGTGCATAAATACGAATCAAGTGCTTTACTTATGACAACACAATTAATGAAAATAGGTGATGAGTGGGATCAGAAGGAAGGATGTTTTTCTGCTAATCATTTGAGTGCTTCACAGATTAACCTCCCTTTATCGGTGTGGCTAATGAAATACTGTGTTTGGGATGCAGCTAAAAGAAAGAAAATTCCAGCTTCCATCTCTATGTTATTCGGAGGTTTTGTGGGTAAGGCACTTCAAGATATTAATGAACATAACCTAACAATCAATCAGGTGATGAATGGAAGGTAATGGTTATAACCCTATGAAAATAGAATTTGAAAAATTGGTAGAGGAAAATAAGAAATTAAAAAAAAGGGTAGAAGAAGTGCAAGGAGAAAATACTATTATCAAAGGAATTGGTAACAATTCACCAGAAATGAAAAGTTTAAAAGAAGAAGTTGGTTCTTTAAATGCTCAACTTAAAGAGAAGGATCTGCAAATAGAACAAGAAGTTCTATATAAAATTGAAGAACGAAAGAAATGGGAAACTTTATCTAATGAAAATCATCAGCTTAAAAAACAACTGGGTTTTCATCTTGCCTTTAATAAGACCGGTAAGGATAAGGTTTTAGATTTAATCAAAGTTATATTAGAATTTTATGGAGAAAAACTTGAACAAAAAAAACCACATTAGCGATAGCGATGATATGTTCTTTGAGTTGATGGGTACTGAACAGAACAAAGGGGATTTCAAAAGAATGATGGAAATTATGCAAAAGAAATATGTCATGTCCTTTTCTTTTTTTAACTCCTTTTTATATCTTTTAGATAAGGAAGCTAAAAAACATCTTAATGACAAGGAAATAAATTATTTAAAACAGCTTTTTGGTATGCAATTATCAGGATCAAACATATCGAAAATGCTTTTAGGAAAAATCAAATATGATCCGGTCAAAAAAAAGTTTTACGAATCTGATAAAAGGGTGCGTATTAATTTAACAGAAGGAAAGGTACATGAAATCAGAGATCAAAAATAAAGGGAATACCGAAGAGAAGAGCAAAGGAGGTTTCAAGGAACGAAGGGAAAAATGTTTAGCAAAATTAAACACAGTTCCTACCGTTAATATTAAAGGAAAACAATATTCAACAGTGGCTGAACGTCATCGTTTTTTATTAAAATATTTTCCTGAAACTAGAATTGATGAACAAATATTTTTTCAAGACGAAAAAAGAGTTATCACAAAAACTACATTATATATTGGTGAAACTCCTTATGCCACAGGTCATGCCGAAGAGAAAAGAGATTCATCATTTATAAATAAAACAAGTGCATTAGAGAATTGTTTGAGCAGCTCATTAGGAAGATGTCTAGCAGCATTCGGCTTACATGGCTCAGAATTTGCAAGTGCAGAAGAATTAGCCAACGCTTTAAAACAACAAAGCAACGGACAGGCAAACGATCTTCCAATAGAAAAACAAACTACGGTTACAAGGTTAAATGCTTTGTATTCAGATTGGAAAACGAAGAACGACTTAATTGAAGGTCGTTTTAAAAAGCAAGAAGAAACCATAAATAAAAAAGGAGGAACTTATGGAACAAACTGGTAAAAAAGAAAAAGATTTTGCTTTATTTGAATATGATCCAACCCATGAGAAGGCTGTTAAAATTACTTTCTCAGGGAATATTAAATTAAAGAATGGATATAAAGGGCAAATTCTTGGAGTTAAAGGAAAGTCTAAAGATGGAAATACTAAATTTATTAAAGTCTTTAGTCAAACCGGAATCCTATTTCTTGGAGACGATTCTAAGTTTACTGGGGATATTACCTGGTCTGAGGTAGGTGGAAAGAAATCTCTCATTGGTTGGTTAAATGATGAAGGAAAAATTCTTTCAGGTTATGCCAATGAACCAAAAGGAACAGTAGCTGGAACTAATAAAGATGAAAAGTTTACTTTTTGAAATATTTATAGAACAGGAATATTACATCTACTTAATATGTTTAATATTCGGTTTTGTAATACTTTATATGCAAAGTAGATATTAATGGAAATTGTTATTTATTTACATCTTCATAATATGGTGGTTGAAAAAGTTATTTCAGCCACCGCTCCCTTACTAAGTTGCTTGGAGTATGTGCAGCAGATCACAATCTCAGATTATTTACCTGAAGGAGTTAGGTATCAAGGCAAACAAGTTTGGGCATACTATTGTAAAGGATTAGAAGGAGGTTGGATTCAATGACACCAGCTTTGATACAATTCTTTAAGGATTATGGCAGAAAAAAGGGAACAGAATTGTTTAAAAAACATTTAAGCGAAATGGAAGGACTTGAAGGACCTTTAAGCTATGGCAAGATTATGAAGCTATCCAAAGAAGAAAGACCTGAGTTTAATTCAGAAAGATATTTAAGAACAGTTAAACTTTTTGGAAAATCTAATGGCTTTTTTCCCTTGAAGGGCGGAGCTTCATCTCTTTTTAAAAATTATTTTGAAAAGGAAAAATGATGGAAGATAATGTGAGATTTTTAAATCAGATTGATAAGTTATTAAAGCAAAAGCAAACCGACTATGGCAGCTTTGATGTAACCTCTTGGGTTCTAACAGGGTTTTTAGAGAGAGTTTTATCAGCTCATAACGGAGTAACTGTAAAAGTACCTAATCGAATCTTTGGTATGTTTATGATTGTTTTGAAGCTATGGAGGATATTAAACAGAAAAAAATATCATAAAGATGATAACGATGATGTAAATGGATATAACGAATTACTTAGGAAATTAGTACAAAATGAGGATAAAGCGAATGAAAAATAAAATACCGATGACACCGAAGATGTTGAATGTATTGAATTTTATTAAAAAATACAGTAAAAAAAAGAAGTACAACCCTACGTTTCAGGAAATGGCTGATAACTTAGGATATAAAAGTAAAAATTCTATAACCGTCTTGGTAAATAAGTTGGTTGCTAGAGGTGAAATTACCAAGATTAAAGGTTATCGAAGGAACATTGAACTTAATGGTTAAACAAGTGCAAAAGGATTTCTTTTATGAAATGGCTGTTAAGTTCTCAGAAATTTTTGAAGATGAAAATAGCACTGAAAAAGCAGTTAAGAAAGCTCATCTTCAGAATACACCTGGTAAAGACGCTAAAGTAACCATCACCGATCAGCGTTTTACCAAGTCAAATATAAAAGTGATTGGTGAGGAACAATATGGCGGAAATAGAACCAAAAAAGATCAGGGATCTACAAGTCAAGGAAAAGAAAGTGGTAGAGTTGATGTTTAAGCATAAAAGGCTGTATAGAGAAAAACAGAGCGAACAACATCGTATCACTGAAAAGATTTCTGAATTAAAAAATAAGCAAGAATTAATCTATACATAATAATTAAATTTAAAATTGTGTTTAGATCAAGGGTATTCTATACGCTGAATGAAAGGGAAAGGAAAAGTATGTCAAAAAGGAAACCGCAGAACTTAGGACTAGCAAGAAACATTGCTAAGAACTTAGTTTTAAAGAGAGTCAAAGACGGCTTAAATCAAACACAGGTAGCAGAAGCACTCAACGTAACCTTCCAACAAGAACAAAAGTTCGAAGGTGGAAATAATTGCATGAGAGCTGACCAGCTTTTTTTAATTTGTAGAAAATTTGGCTGGGATATTAGAGATTTTGAAAAAGAACCGCTTAATCAAAATGGTTCAACCTTTAATGTCAAAGCTACGTTTGGTGCAGCCAACGAATTAAAGGAACTGTTGGATGAAACAGGAGGAAAGAAAATCATAAGAGATTTTGATTTTACTAATTCTCTAATGAAGAAAATCCATAAAGCCTTTGATCGGATTGATAACAAGTCAAGAATCTCTATTATTGAGGAACGTAAAGATGACATTCACCCCAGTTAAAGAAAAGCTGGATAAGATTGTTGTCTTTGACCAAGCTCAGAGAGAAAAGTTAGACTATCTTAAAACGGTAGTAGAAGCATTTATCAGGAATGGTCATGCAGCACATTTAACTATTCCTGGTTTTGCTAAGACCAAGCCTGAGATCGAAGCCTATATGACCTTGAAAGGCATTAACATTCCTATTCATGGTTACTTAGATCATAAGGGGTCTATCATTGTCGAAGATAAATGTATGTTCCCTAGAAGGGGTAGGCTTAAAAAAGATGGAACTAGAAGTTGGAATACAGCTAGGCTGCCTGATGAACCTCCTTTAAATCATTTAATTCAAGTAGCGATCTATCATCTAGCATCTAAGCTGCCAGTTTATATGTGCTACATTAATGAAAAGGAATATAAAGTTTTTCATGCGGAGAATTGTGAAAAACTCAAACCTGAAAACCTAAAAAAATTAGAGAAAGTTATTTACCACAAGGCATTGGTTCGTCAGAACCTGCTTAAAATTTCCCATGATGTGAATGTCCTGAAGAACTATGTTCAGCCGGACTTTGATAACTATATGTGGAGAAACGAATCGGATAATTCTTTTTAGGAAGAGGCTAA